TAGCGCCATTGGGTCTTGTGGATGTTGATCCGCAAAAGCAAACACTTCATCTAAAATTTCTTTAGGTTTATTATTTTTTCCGTTTTTTAACAGTTTTTTTCCTTTTTTTAACAATATAGCCTCCATCCTTTGCCATGTAGCCAGATACTCGAGTTCCGCCAAGAGCTTTTCTTATTTGTGCAGAGTCTCCAACTTTTGTGCCGAATTTTTTCTTATATTTTGGATCTTTAGCTAATAATTTTAATATTCTATCTCTATCAACTGCCACTGCGCCCCCTTTGACCTGCTAAAGTTACTTCTGCCCTAAGATCTGCTTGATCTTCTTGACTTTGTAGCTTTTCTTTGTCCATTTCATCTTTTTGTGCTAGTTTTTGACCCTCAAAATTAAGTTTTTCAACGTCTAATTCAAGTTTTTTATCAGCATTTTCTTTATTTTGCTGTATTTCTTGAGCACGAAGGTTAAGTTCTTGCTGTTTTAGGTCAATAAGTGGATCAGAGTTTTGTCCTTCAAGATATTCTTGTTCTTCCGCCACCAATTCTTCCGTCATTTGTACAATTTTTTCTGCAATTTCTGTTTCATTCTGTATTTGAAACTGTTGCATAAGTTCTGGTGGTACTTGTCCGCCAAATTGTGCTGCTTGTTCTTGCATAATTTGTGCATTCTTAGCTTCAATCTCTTCTCTTGCCATCATTGAAATGTGTTCAGAGATGTGTCCTTGTAATATACCCATTGTTGGTGGATTATTTTTTACTAAAGCGGAAGACATAAACGCTTGATGCGCATTTATATGCGCCGCGTGGTTCTGTCCTTTGAATGCTTGTAGCTTCATCATCTGTAATGCTTTAGAATTTTCCATTCCCGGATCTTCTGGTTGTGGTTGTTGAGGAGGAGGAAGTAACATGTCAATGTCTCTCACACCAAGTGCTTCATACATACGTCTGTACGCTTCATGCATGTTGTGCATTTGCGGATTTGATGTAGCCATTTGCATTTGTGTTTGCGCTAAAGTAACGCGCTGAGCCATAGAGAAAATATTCGGATCAGAAACAGGTAGTATGTCAACCCGTTCATCAAAATCTTGTTGTTTAACAACACGATTGCCGCCACGAACAGCATAAGGATACTCAGCCGGTAAACTTTCTGCAAAGACTCGTGATAGTAATTTAAATTCAACTTTTTGTGCGTAATGTAATCGTTTATGAATAGCGTTCATCACTTTCGTGCCGCGTTCCATGATTGCCATTGTTGTGCCTACAGGATTTGCTTGTGAGCCTTCGCCCATTTTGTTATCAGCAATAGCAGCAAACTTTCTGCCTGCATCGACAACAAACCCTAGTAAAGCAAAAAGAGTTTGACTTGGTTCTTTGTAAGGTATCAACATCAAGGATTCGCGGATCGCGCCCCCCGGTGCATCTACATCCCGGAACTCTCCGGGTTGGAGCGGTTGATCGTCGTCTCGAACACGCAGCCCTCTAGCTTTAAAGCCCGCAGGGAGATTGGACAATGTACCTGCATCAATGAGTTGACGGAGTGCTGACGTAGCTGTTCTTGAGAGACCCCCGAGCATGTGGATAAGGCCAAAGCCATAAAAACCAAGACCGGGTAAAAACTTATAGTGAACAAAGTATTGTATCTTTTTTCGGAGAGGATCGTCTTCTCTGTAGTTTCGGTATATGGCCAAAACTTTTCCCGATCCTTCGTCAACAGTAACAACATAAGGCAGTTTAATACCAGTAGGTTCTCCTGTTTGCGAGTCTTTATCTTCGAAACCGGGTATGTCCAAATCGCAATGAAACTCTAAGAGTACTATGTCCTCTGCGTTTTGCGGCGCAGAAATCCCATCTAATTCATCGTACTTATCTTGTGCATCGTTGTTATCAACTTGTGACATCATCACATCAATATCACGGTACATACCGCTTACTTGTTTCTTACGTAATTCATTGCCCATTGTTTTGATGACATGCGTTACACGTTCACAAGATTCCATATCAGTAGAAACATATGGCATGACCACATCTTCTGCTGGTACAAACTTTGATACGGCTCTACCTCGTACACTTTCGTAGTAAACTTTTTTAAAGGCACTACCCGCTAGTGGTAAATGAAATAGCATTTGATCAAGCTCTTGATCGTACTCTTCCATCTCATAACTAATTTGATAGTTCATGAACTCTTTCACACGTTGTGATTGTTGTTCAATCTCTGGTGTTATCTCACCCACTATTTGTGTGCGGATAGGACCTTCGGGAGGGAGTAACTCTTTATAAGCTTGCGCTTGAAACTGTGTAACTGTTTCTGCTAGTAACGGGTGTGTAACACCTGTTGCACCAGCAAAAGGTTTTGATCTGTCTTCGTATTTAAATCCTAATAAGTCTAAACCATCGGTATATGTTTTTAGCCAATCGGCTCTTGCATCTTTATCGTATTCGTAATCATTTATTAAACCACCAGCTAATGATTCTAATTCATCATCCGGTATAAGTTCTGCTAGGTTCGCGTTAAATGCTCCTTCCATAGAAGTATCTTCAACAGGGTTCACAATTGCTGAACCATCCTCCAACATCATTGCATCACCTTCCATCATTGGTGTTGTAATTTCTTGTGCTGAATCTGGAGCTATCTCTAGATCAATCTCTTCGTTTACTTTTTCTATAGCCATTATACTCCTACAGGTCTTGTTATAAAACATCCTACCTAATTTATTCATGCCTCTTTTAATGAAATTTTTTGTGCTGTCAGCAGCTTCTCTAGCGGTGAGGTTTCCATCAGTAGCTTTAGCTTTTTCAATAGCAGAACCTTGCATCATAGTTATTCCGTCTATGAGTAAATTAATATTGTCTTCTGAAGTTCCCCCAAAGTTAACTTCTTTATCGCCAATTGATTTTGCTTTTGCAAGATCTAAAGCTAGTCGTATTACTTGACTATCATCTAAAGGTCCGCCCTTTTTTTTATATATATCTGTCAATACAGTTTCTATCATACTTAAATTTTCATCAGAAATATTTTTTGAGGACTCAACTGGACCACCATTTTCATAACCAAGTGGTTTTGTCATATCATCCATGCTCGCTATGCCACCATTTGCAAAATTTAATTTTCCTGTTTTCATGTAATTGTTGTAATCATCCATTGTTATTTCAGACTTTGGATTTTTTGCTGCGGCCAATAACATTTCTGCTAATGCTAATTTACTAGCTTCTCCTATTGTTTTTGATCCTGTATTTATCTTTTCTGCCATTATACTCCTACAGGTCTTGTTATATCATTAATGTTCATTATGCCGCCTTTTGCTGCCATCTCTGGTTTTGCATCCATCATGTCCATACCTTCTTCCAAAAGATCCATTGGTATAAAATCAACAGCGTTAGGAATAGCATTTAATATCATCAAAGCTCTACTAGCAATTTTTCTTATAATAGGATTATCAGCAAAGTCTCCAAATTTTTTTCTCATACCCTCAAGAAATGTTTTTTCTTTTATTTCTTTTGATGCATCCATAGAAGCTGCTTCATTTAAAAGAGTATTTGTGTCTTTTAACAAAGTTATTCTTTCCGTTTTATTTATTGCTGTTGCCGGCATTAAATTTTTTGCTCTTAGCATTTCTATTTGTGCTGGCGATTGTCCTTTGTACGCGAGCCGTGGTTCATCAGCTTTTGTCACTATTTCATTAAACTCTGCTAGTGCTGTTCTATCTTTACCTACTCTATTTTTAAAATCTGCTTGTTGTTCCGGTGTTATAATTTTTTTAGATTTTGCTAAATCAATTAATATTTGAGGTGTTAGCCCTTTAGCAAATGAAGGGACATCAAGTAACTCCTTCATCTTAGCTCCTACTGCTCCTTGTGCCATTTTTGTATCTGCCATTTTATTTTTCCATCGCAATGGCGGCTTTCACCGCCATGCGACTAACCCAGTCAGAGGTGTGTGCGTTTTCGGCCGACTGGTAACTCATTATGTTTTTCTTGATGCTCCCCAACCTTTAGTTGTTAGCATTTTATTTTTGTTCTTGTGGACAGATCCACCGCCCATGTATCCTTTTACTTCTCCGCCCTTTGCCATTTCTCTAGAAATGGTTGGCATTTTTCTAATACCTTTTGGAGTGTAATTACCTTTACCACCTTTACCGGGAATAACTGTATCTCTTTTAGGTTTAATTTTAAGTTTAGGTTTAATAGGATTTTCTTGAGTATATTCCTTTTCAGCAATTCTATAATCACTTTCCATTCTTTGTT